GGTTTAGTTTTGTTTCCCAGTCACGATCGGGGAGGAAGCGGTGAGTAATCACGATGAAAAAGGTAGGTTTACTAAAGGTAATAAGGCGAGGAAAAAGCAAGACCCCTATATAAAAGAGGTCCAGAATGAAACAAAACTAAACCTAGCTAAGGCGGTCGCAAGCCTAAGTCTACCCTATAAAACGCTACAAGCAGACTTAGAAAAAGACGGCACTAGATTAGAATATCTGACTGCCCACGCTATAAGCTCAAGGAACTATAAGTTCATCCAGTGGCTCATAGAAATGGTCGTAGGCAAGCCCAAGCAAGAGAATAGCCATACTGTAAGCGGCGAAGAGTTATCGCTAGAGGGCCTCATCCTAGCTGCAATCGAGCAAAGGAAGGAATGAACGCTGACTTAATAGCAGGTATAAAACGCTGGCAGACAGATCCATCACAAATGGTGAGGGATTTATTTAATGTGGAGCCAGACACTTGGCAAATAGATGTATTAAACAACTTTCAAAAGCATCAACGGATTGCTTTGAAAGCTTCAAAAGGACCAGGGAAGTCGACAGTGCTTTCTTGGTGTGCATGGAACTTCCTTCTCACACGACCTCATCCTAAAATAGCAGCGACATCTATATCAAAAGACAATTTAAGTGACGGTTTATGGACCGAGATGGCGAAGTGGATGAACAAATCCCTCCTCCTCAAACATATGTTCACATGGAATAAGACTCGGATATTTTGCAATGAATACCCCGAGACCTGGTACATGTCTTCTAGGACCTGGAGTAAATCAGCTGACTCTCAATCGCAGGCAGATACCCTTGCAGGTCTCCACGCTGATTACTTGTTATTTATTATAGACGAGGCAGGTGGAGTACCAGACGCAGTTGTAGCAGCAGCGGAGGCAGGTCTAGCAACGGGAATAGAAACCAAGTTATTGATGGCAGGAAACCCCACGCATTTAAGTGGACCTCTATATAGAGCGACCACCAAAGAGAGACATTTGTGGTTTTTAAAAGAAATCACATCAGACCCCGACGATCCCGACAGAGCGCCTCGGGTTTCTATTAAGTGGGCAAGAGAACAAGTAGAAAAGTATGGCAGAGATAATCCTTGGGTTTTAGTTAATGTGTTCGGGCAATTCCCTCCATCGTCCTTGAATACATTACTAGGACCCAATGATGTTTCAAAAGCAATGGGAAAGCACTTAACTCCTGACGTGTACGAAGCATCGCAGAAAAGACTCGGAATAGACTGCGCAAGATTTGGTGATGACAAGTCAGTAATCTTCCCCAGGCAAGGTTTAGCTGCATTTAGACCTGTAGAGCTTAGGGATGCCAGGACAAACGAGATTGCATCAAGAGTTATGCTATCCAAAAGCAGATGGAAATCAGAGCTTGAGTTTGTGGACGACACTGGGGGGTATGGTGCAGGCGTTGTGGATTCACTTATTCAAGCTGGACAAAACCCTACGCCTGTAAATTTTGCAGGAAAAGCAGACGACCCTACGCAATTTGTAAACAAAAGAGCAGAAATCTACTTTAGGATGGCGAATTGGATTAAAAGAGGTGGAGCCATTCCAAACATGCCAGAGCTTGCAGGGGAGCTGACTGCCCCTACATACACGTTCAAGAACGGTAAGTTTTTAATAGAGCCAAAAGATCAGATAAAAGAGAGATTAGGTAGGTCGCCAGACTTATCAGATGCTCTTGCGTTAACATTTAGTGTAGAGGAAATGCCTGCACATAATCCGCTGACAGCTTTATTGCAAAAAGACAATTACAAAAGCGAATGGAATCCTTTATAGTTGACGCACATTCATTTAATATATCTAGTAAAGGAACGTTGTGTTTGAGTACAAGAGGGAGATCTTAACATGCGAACTCGCAGAGGAATTTGAACCTTTAGCGAGAAAGCATTTCAATGAGGTCAGACACGATTGGGGGGGGAGTTTTGATTACGATCCAAACAGGAATACATTTCTAGGAATGGAGCAAAGGAATAAGCTCAGGTTCTATACATGTAGGAAAGATGGAGAACTAATCGGATACGCCTGCTATTTATTACTTCATTCAATCCAATCGAAAACACAACTCCAAGGCTACTGCGAAATGATCTTCATTAAAAAAGAAGAACGAGGTGCAGGGCTAGAGTTCATATTTTGGTGTGACGCTCAGATAGAAAAGGAAGTGGACATTATAATTTACGCTGTAAAGCCCTTCGCAGACTACTCGAGAATACTCAAGCACCTTGGTCATGAACTGCTAGAGACAAGCTATGCCAGGAGAACAAGTGGAATTCAAAGTAGAAGAACTAACAAATGATCTTTTAGACGAGATGATGCCACTCTTAGAGAAGCATTATAAAGAAATAGCAGTCTATCAAGATATCCCGTTGGTGATTAACCGAAAAATATACTTAGAGTTAGAAGTTAAGGACTTGCTTAGGGTTTACACTGCACGAGAGAAAGGTTCGAGAAAGCTACTAGGTTATTCTGTTTTTATAATCAATCATAATATTCATTATTCAACTAGCCTGGAAGCAAAGAACGATGTGATTTTTATTGATCCTGAACATAGAGGATTTGGTGCAAAATTTATTAAGTACTGTGATGAACAACTGCAAGCAGAACAAGTTCAAACCGTATATCATCACATTAAGCCCGATCACGATTGGTCTAAATTAATATGCAAGATGGGCTACAGAAAGTTTGAAACAATATATGCGAAAAGATTAGATAAGGAGTCATCATGGGAGTAACAGCAGCTATAGCAACAGCAGCAGCTCTGCAAGCAGGGACAACGGTATACACACAAAGAAAACAAAAGAAAGCAGTTCAGGAAGCAGAAGCTGCAAGACAGAAAGAGGCCGATAGGTTGTTCGCCCAACAGGAAAAAGAATTCAAAGCTCAAGAGTCAAGATTCGAAGAACAAAGAGTTAAGCAAGAAGAAGCAGAATCACAAGCAGAAAGCACACAGAAAAGAGATGCAGCGGCCAGAAGAAGACGTAAAAAAGAAAAAGGTTCGCAAGGTAGAGCAAGTACAATCTTAACGGGACCACAGGGCGTCGAAGATGGAAGCGCACAAGGTGGTCGTACTCTGTTGGGGGTTTAATGTGGGTGGAGCAGCGAAGTTAGTGGAGTCAGTAACACAAGGGGCGGCCGAACTGGTGGAAGATACACCTATACTGGGGCAACCAGCAGGCGAAGTAATTAGAGCTACTGGAGGAGCAGCTGTCGATATTATAAGTCCCTTCAGCGATCCTCTTTTAGAGCTTGAACGAGAGTTGGGAATTTCTCCAGAATTGCCTGAGCAACCAAAAGAGCCAGTCCAGAGACAAGTAGACTTTGACGAAAGTGGTAGCAGACCACAGTCGGGAAGGCAGTTTGCCTTATCAGAAGAAGCTAAAAGACCAAGGAGTAGAAGGTCTGGGCGTGAAGGAGCCGCACTAGGTTCGATACTTCTTTCTCCTAGCGTGTTGGGAACATCAAGCTCTGTGCTCGGTGGGCAAACATCAAGTAACTTAGGATAATATATGTACGAAAATAAATCGACACGTCAGCAATGCGAGCAACTACTGCAAGAAATGAAAATAGAGCAAGAAAGCTTTCACTCGCAGTGGCGAGACGTAGCAGATCATATTCTCCCTACTCGACCTAGGTTTCTCACAAGTGATGCAAACAGAGGGGATAGAAAAAATTATAAGATATACGACAACACTGCAACGATAGCAGCAAGAAACCTACGCTCAGGACTCATGGGTGGGTTAACATCACCTGCGAGACCCTGGTTCCAATTAAGCACACCTGTCCCCGAGCTCAACGAGAATGGGGCGGTTAAGCAGTGGCTCGACGATGTTACTAAGAGAATGCGTACAGTACTTATTAAGTCCAATTTGTACAATGTTTTACCTCTTGTTTTTGGAGACATTGGCACCTTTGCAACAGGAGGTGTCTACATGGAAGAGGACTTTGACTCTGTTGTTAGATTCTTCTCGTTACCAATTGGGTCTTACTACATAGGTGTAGACCACTTAGGTAGAGTGAATAAATACGCTCGAGAATTCAGGATGACAGTACACCAAATTGTCATGAAGTTTGGTTACGATAGAGAGAAAAACGAGATTGATTGGAGTGGGATATCGGAATCTGTAAAGAACTTATATGAATCTGGTCATACGGAACAATGGATTGACGTCTCTCACGTGATTAAACCGAATCATGAGTATAAACCCAATTCTCCACTATCGAAGCACAAGCTATACAAGTCAGTTTATTATGAGTCTTCAAGGGGTAATGTAGACGATAGCTCATCATATTCAGGGGAGCTGTTGTCAGATAAGGGGTACGATTATTTTCCTGTTCTCGCCCCTCGATGGGAAGTCACAGGCGAAGATGTCTACGGTACAAATTGCCCAGGGTTTGAAGCAATAGGTGATACAAGGCAATTACAGACAGGCGAGAAGAGACTTCTGCAAGCTATAGAGAAAAGTATCAACCCACCTATGTTAGGACCAACCTCTCTAAAGCAAAAGAAAGCATCAACCATTCCAGGGGACATTACATATTACGACATACGTGAGGGTCAGCAAGGGTTTAGACCTGTATATGAAATCAATCCACGTATAAACGAAATGGAGCTTAAGCAGCAACAGGTAAGGCAACGTATATCAAAAGCATATTTCGAAGATCTCTTCCTGATGATGGCAAACTCCACAAGAAGACAGATAACCGCACGAGAGATTGATGAGAGACATGAAGAAAAACTCCTCGCACTTGGTCCAGTTCTCGAGCAATTAAATCAAGACTTACTTGATCCTTTAATAGACAACACGTTCGACATAATGTTGAGGCAACAAATGCTCCCACTACCACCTGAAGAAATCCAAGGCATAGAACTCAAAGTTGAATACACATCCATCATGGCACAAGCACAAAAACTATCAGGCCTCGCAGGAGTCGATAGGTTCACTCAGTACGTGGGTCAGGTTGCTCAAGTAGATCCACGGATCTTAGATAAGGTAAACGCTGACCAGCTCATAGATGTCTATGGCGAAATTACATCTATAGATCCGCAAGTGATTAACGATGATAAAGTGGTCGAAAAAGTCAGACAAGACAGAGCTAAACAACAACAACAGCAGGCAATGATGGAACAAATAAAGCAGGGCGCTGGGGCAGCTAGAGACCTAGGGCAAGCTGAAGATGGGCAATTAGGAGAACTTCTCAGGGTAGCTCAAGCAGGAAGTACACAACCACAATAATAGGGAGAAATATATGGCAACAATGTCGGTAAGCTTTACAGCAACAGGTAACGGTGGAGCAATCGCAATTAAGAGAGGCGAGAAATTCACTTACGAAGTATCAGGGACATTTGTAGGAACATGGGTTCTAGAAAGCTCGGAATCATTAGGAAGCTGGACACAAGTTGCGACAGGAACAGCAGCAGGAAGTGGGACAGTAGAGGTTGCTTCGGCGGGATCAGGCGAACTTCATTATAGATTCAGATGTAGTGCATTCACGTCAGGAACAATCGTCACCGAAATACAAGAAGTGGCGAATGTCTTTAGTGACGTAGTGGATACGTCAGGCAATCAAGTGTTTGAAGTTAATGAAGACGCAGCAGTCTTTCACAAGTCTGCACAAACAGAAGTGACAGGGCTAGGCTCAGTACCTGCGGCAGTATCAAGCACGTGCTCAGTTATTCACTATGGTTGTGGACCATATATTAAATCAGTGTTCACTTTAGAGAGTCTTCCCGTCACCGTTACATCGGTCACAACAGGAAACGCAGTAGGTGGAACACAGATATTCGATTTCCCAGCAGGATACATAAGACACTTTGGATCAACAGCGGATCTTTCTATCGCTGTCACAGACGAAGATGACTACACCGACGGAACTCCTGAAGGCGACGTAGGCCTTGGAACCGTAGCTCCAGCCAATGCAGATGCATTAGGTACAGATGCCACAGACGATGACTTTGCAACAGCTACAGCATTCACGTTGTCGGCACACGCTGGGGCAGTAGATCTTCCACCAGAAGCTGCTGCGAACTTTGATGGCACATCAACCGCTAAGAATTTATTTTTAAATGCGCTCGTAGACGCTGCTGACTTCGATAACGATGCAGCAGATGACATGCTTTTCAGCGGGACAATAACTGTCTGCTGGATGAACCTAGGTGATTATTAATGGAAAGAAAGCCTCTAGTAAAAAACGCTTCATCTAAACGACAAGTAAAAGATGCAGCTAGGAAAGAAAGATTACGGGATGAAAATGAACTCGATGACCTGAAGAAGATACTACAGACATATGAAGGAAGAAGGGTTGTTTGGAAGCTATTATCTTACTGTGGGATATTTAGGTTAAGCGTGGAGCACTCGGGTTCGATGACATATTATAATGAAGGGAGAAGGGAAGTTGGTTTGTATCTATTAAAGGAAATAACCACTGCTGATCGTGACTGGGAAAC